AGTCGCGTTGCTGCAAGACGGCGTGAAGTTCCAGCAGTTGTCGATTGATCCTGACAAAGCGCAGTTTCTACAGACGCGGGAATTCGAAGTTAGGCAGACCGTCAGCAACATCACTGGCGTACCTCCGCACATGCTCGGAGATGCGACACGGACGAGCCACAACAGCCTGGAAAGCGAATCACAAACCTATCTGTCTCGATGCCTCAATCCGTGGCTCAAGCGATGGGAATCCGAACTCCGCGCCAAGCTGATGACTCCCAAGGAGCGAATGAAAGATTCGCACGTCATTGAGTTCAACCGCGAATCCGAAGTGCAGATGGAAGGTGAGAAAAAGGTGAACATGATCTACCGCCAGATTGAGTGCGGGATGATGACACGCAACGAGGCGCGAAGCTTAATGAACCTGCCAAAAATCAGCGACGAAGAAGACGGCGGTGATGATTTCTACCATCCAGCAAACTGGCTTGTCGCCGGCGAAGAGGTCGACCCGATGACAACGGACGCCAACGGCAACCAGCAGGATGCAAGTGAATCGGAAAGCGAGGATCCTGCCGAGCCATCACCGGCAGAGAATCTACTGCGAGCGATGATCACCAGCAGTGTCACGTCAGCGGTGAAACTGGAGCAGTCAAAGGTTGTGCAAAGGGCAGGATCGCAGCCCGCAAGGTTCATGGCAGAGGTGGATGCGTTCTATCAAACATGGACCGCAAACACAGTCTCAGGGCTGGAGCATTCAGACGCTCGAACGGCCATTATTTCACACGCCGAAGAGTCGAAAAGGCTGCTTTCGGATGTCCATTCGGTGTCTACTACATTAAGCCTCAAGTCAAATGTTAGCGATGTGGTCGCATCGTGGGATTCACGGGCCGAAACACTCATCAGTTTACTCATGAAAGCGGTGCAAAAATGAGAAAAATCATCAATTTAAACTGCCCTGAAAACGTCAAAAACAGCGTCAAAGATGAGGGCTTTCGCATCGTTTACAATGAAACGCCACAGGAATTAGAGATTTTTCTCACTGGAATCGTCGGTGATGAATATACGCAGTCCGACAGCGCTTCGATCAGTAAAGTCCTGAGCGCGAACAAGGGCAAGCCCGTCACAATGCGAGTGAACTCCCCAGGCGGGCTCGCATTCGATGGGCTCGCCATTCACAACGCTCTGGCCGCTCACGATGGGCCGACTGTTGGCATTATCGAAAGCCTCGCAGCATCGGCGGCTAGTCTCGCGGTTCTCGGATGCGACACCGTCAAGATGTACGCGAATGCGACATACCCCATTCATGAAGGATTGTCGTTTGCATTCGGCCACATTGCTGACCTGCAAGATTCCATTGAGTGGCTACAGCAGTTCAACTCAGCCGCAATTGCCACCTATTCCGCAAAGACAGGCAAGAGTGAAAAGGAGATGGCATCGGCGTTGCTTGGTGACAAGGGCGACGGCACAAAGTATTCAGCCGAGCAAGCGAAGTCGGCAGGGTTCGTCGATGAAATTATCCCAATCGGAAAGAATAAGCCGAAGCCTAAGAACGAAGATGTTCAGAAACTGCAGGCTATGCTGAGCTACAGAATTGCAAAACATCGATTGACAAAAGTCGGATAACCTGCCTACAGTTCACACATCAGCCGAACGGTCTAAATTGATCCGAGTCGGCGACATTGATTGAGCACTGTAAATTCAGGGCGTCAGTCGTTTGCGTTTTTCGAATCTATCGAACAACGCCAGCGGCTGACGCCTTTTGCGTTGGTCCTGGCATCATAAGGGACCAATCATGAAAATCAGTGAAAAGCTGAAGGCACTGCAAGCCCAGCGACAGACCGCCATTGACGCGGCCGATGCAATCCTCGCCACCGTCAGCGACGAAAGCCTGACTCCTGAGCAGACCGCCGAATGTGACAAGCATTTGGCTGAAGTCGACCGCATTGGCAACGAAATCGAAGCCGCTGTCAAATCTGAAGCAGCAGTGGCAGATAAGATCGCCAAGCTGGAATCTCTGCGCAACGCACCGATGAATGCGGATGTGGCCCGCATCGTTGCACGAGGCAGCGGAATGTCTTCCATGCCATCCGGCGGCAATCGCGAGAAGTGGACCATTCCGGCGACCGCTCGCAAGCAACTGAAATCTGTCACCGCATTCTCGGATGAGAATCAGGCGGGCGGTTTCACGAAGGAAGAAAAGGCGTATCGCTTCGGGCAGTTCGCTCTGGCAAAAGCCACGATGGACCTGCCGGGAACGTACAATTTCGCACATGCAAAGCAGTTCGCTGCTGATCATGGCATGATTCAGAACGCACACCTTGAAGGCGGATCTGACACCAGCGGCTCGCACATCTTCGTTCCGGAAGAATTCGGCACGGATCTGATCAAGCTCCGCGAAGAATACGGCGTGGCTCGCAAACTGTGCAAAATGGTTCCGATGAACTCGGACACTCGCACGGATCCGAAGTTTGTGTCAGGACTGACCTCGTACTTCACCGGCGAAAACGCTGCATTGACAGCCAGTGACATGCAACATCAGATTGTGCGCCTGACCGCTCGCAAGATGACCTGCCTGTCAACGTACTCCAGCGAACTGAATGAAGATTCAGTGATTGACTTCGGGAACACGCTGGCTCAGGAAATGAGCTACAGCAACGCCCTGAAAGAAGATCAGTGTTTCATTGACGGCGACGGAACATCAACCTACGGCCACATGCGTGGTCTGAAAACGATGTTTGCAACGCTGACGATCGGTACAGCTCCGGGGTTCCGCGACACCACGACCAGCAACACATGGGCAGCCATCGTGATCGCTGACCTAACGTCGCTGATTGCGAATGTTCCGGTCTATGCTCAGGCGGGCATGAGCTTCCTGTGCTCCAGCCAGTTTTATTACACGGTGATGGTGCCACTGCTTAACGCAGCTGGCGGCGTAACTGGCAGTGAACTGCAGAACGGCTTCCGTCAGCCAATGTTCCAGGGCATTCCCGTGATGTTCTCGCAGGTCATGGGGACAGCCACAGCAACCAGCACGATTGCTGTATTCCTTGGGAACTTTGCTCTGGGTTGCTCATTCGGCGATCGCCGGAAGCAGACTCTGGAGTTCTCCAAGGAAGCCACAATCGGCGGCACGAATCTCTTTGAGTACGACATGGTCGCAGTCAAGTGCTCGCAGCGAATGGACATCAACGTCCATTCGATCGGCTCAGACACAGTCGCAGGCCCGATCGTCGCGTTGTCCACCGGATCATAATCGATCTGAGTTCATGAACCGCCTGCTGGAGATGTTCCAGCAGGCTCTTTCTGAAATCCATGCTCTAAGGAGCCCGATCATATGCTTCCTTTTCGCTCAATCATCCATAGTCAGCTGATTGCCTCACGGGCAGTCACGAACAACGCAACAGCCACTGCAAACCTTGACACGAACGGCGCGGACTACGCAACGATCATTGTCAACATCAGCAGCGAAGCCAACACAAACGCCGTTGGTCCGACAATCCAGTTGCTGGAGTCAGACGACACCACTGCGAGCAACTTCGCGACGGTGACGGCCAACATCACGGGCGATGCGATCGCAGCAAAGCCAATCGTGTACGGCGTGGACCTTCGAGGCCGCAAGCGATATTTGCGACTGTCGATCAGTTCAGCCACCGCAACCAATGACCACTTTACAGCGTCGGCAGAAGCGATTCTGTCCCGCGTCAAGGTTGCCCCTGCTGGAACCACTGGCGTTACATCGACTAACGGCGTCTGCAGGTTCGTTTAGTTTATGGCTGGCAGTCAATCACTCCGATACGAGGCGCTTGTTCCGTGGCTGCAAGGCTGCGGGCTGAATGTCTATACCCAGTTCGGTGAAGACGGATTGATTGCCAGTGTGTTCAAGAAGATCGGGGAAACAAATCGTCAGTGTTTCGAAATCGGAGCTGCTGACGGTTTGTTTTTCTCCAACACGTTACGACTTCGAGAACTTGGATGGGAGTCGCTTCAAATGGAAGCGGATCCCGTCCTGTTCGAAAAGCTCCAGTCTAATTATGGCGAGCAATGCTGGTGCCTGTTCGGGCGATTCACTGACCTGCATCCGCCTTTAAAATATGCCGGCTTCGATGACTGTCCAGACCTTGGAGTGATCGACATTGATGGTCAGGACTTCTATCTCTGGGAAGACCTAACACTCTACAGACCTCGTGTGATGCTGGTTGAGATCAGCACGAGGCACCCAGAAGAACCTGCTCCTTTACGGGGCGGTGAAGGACAGGCCGGACTCTCGGCAATTAAGTCTCTCGGCGAATCGAAAGGCTACCAACTGGTAGCGACAACTCACTGCAACGCACTTTTTGTTGGCGCGAAAGAGTTATGACTGAGATCAAGCTAAACATCGGGGCCGGATCGACTGTGATTGAGGGATTCACGCCCATCGACCGCAAGTTCGGCAGCGAAGCATTCCCGCTGCCTTATGCGGACAGCTCTGTTGACGAAATCCGCGCCAGCCACATTCTGGAACACTTCACTTTCGGCGATGCTCAGAAGGCGATGGAAGAATGGTCGCGAGTTCTAAAGCCAGGCGGACGCATTCGCATCAGCGTTCCAGACGTTGACAAGGTGCTGAAGGACGAAACGCCGAACCGGCTGTTCTATCTGATGGGCGGCCAGATGCACGCTGACGACATCCACAAATCAGCATACGACCGCAATCGACTGACGGCACTGATGCAACAGAACGGCCTGAAGCAGATTAAGGATTGGTATTCACCGAACACAGACAGTGCGGCACTGCCAATCAGCCTGAATTTGGAAGGCGTAAAAGCTCCCGTGGAAGAGCCGGCCAAGAAACAAAACACAACCACAATCCGACTCGGTGCTTATCTGACTCTCCCGCGATATGAAGCGGTGGCGTCTCGGAGCCTCATCGAGCAAGCACTGCGAGCACTAAAGATCGAACTGACAACCAGTCAGGGCGTGTTCTGGGGGCAGTGTATGCAGCGGATGTTCGATAAGGCTGTCAACGATGGCATTGACTGGATTCTTTCACTCGATTCCGATTCATTATTCACTCCGGAACAACTCAGTTTGCTTATGGATACGCTCGCCAGCAATCCGCACATCGATGCGCTGGCCGCTCTGCAGTGTCGCCGGGGATCACCTTACCCGCTGCTGACAACAGGCACGGGTGAAGACGGTCAAGTCGTAGAGGTCAGCAATCAGCCAATGAAGGTGACAACGGCACACTTTGGCCTGACTCTAATTCGGGTCGACTCACTGCGGAAAACTCCGAAGCCGTGGTTCTTCGCTCAGCCGTCTGATGATGGCAACTGGGACGATACTCGAATGGATGATGATATCTGGTTTTGGCATCAGTGGCGACTGGCCGGCAACACGCTTTACGTCGCGCCGTCGGTGTCTATAGGGCACCTCGAAGAAACAGTGGTTCAGTTCAACGACAAGATGGAACCAGAACACATGTATGTCCATCAATGGCGGGAGAGTAATTTAAAATGATGATCCAACTCACACGCGGATGGAACGGGCACGCCAAGGGCTCGATTCATTCAGGATTCGCCCCAGGCATCGCAGCAACACTCGTTTCGAATGGGTCCGCAGTATGGCTTTCCAACACAGACCAGCCAGAAGCTACGAAGACGGGCAGCGAATGCTCTGTCGAACCTTCAAAACGACCGTCGAGCCAACCGTTGAACCGATCACGCTCGAAAACCTGAAAGACCGTCTTCGGATTGGCTCAGTCTGCGACTTTGACGCAGAGCTGTCGCTGATTCTGACGATGGCGCGAAAGCAGGTTGAGGCAGACACCTATCGCCGGCTGGTTACACAAACGGTGGTGGGATATCTGGACGGGTTTTTGAATGTCCGAGAAATCGAGTTGCGACTGGCACCAATCAGTTCCATTACGTCGATTGTTTACACGGACCAAAACAGCACAAGCCAGACATTCGCGGCCAGTCGATACGCGACAGACTTAAACAGCACTCCCCCACGAATCGTTCTTGACACAAACGACCAGTGGGAACTGACGGAAGAGAACACGCCGAACGCGGTTGCCATCACGTTCGTTGCGGGCTACGGAGCCACAGCAGCATTAGTTCCAGCGGCTGCAAAACTGGCGATTGTGGAATATGCCAAGATCCTGTGGGCGGGATGTGAAGGCAGTGAAGCGAATTACAAGCGGTTGATTAGCACACTGCAATGGACTGCATTTCACAAGGTGATGTGATGAATAGCGTTAATCGAGCGTTGTTTAATGAGTTGCGAAAGATAATTCCTTCCATTCCGGACAATGCCACGCGAATAGAGCTGATCATTGAAATCGGGGCATCACCTAAAGTTAAGGTTGATTATTTAGTGAGAGAGTCAGGCGAAACGGAGACTGAGTTTAAGGTATTTGAAATCACTGAAATCAAACCATGAGCACTTGCATTGCCAGTTACAAAAAAAAGGTGTCGATTGAAAAGCTGACAGGTCAGACGGCTGACGCTCACGGACAGGTCGACCAGACCACTGATGCGAACTGGGGTCAGCACTGCACAGCCTGGTGCTCGGTGGTCAGCAAAGGCGGCCGGGAGTTCTGGAAGGTTCAGCAAACAAATGCGGACGTGTCGCATGTGTGGAAATGCCAGTACAGCAAAACAATGGCGGATGCTTCACCTGCCATGCGACTGATTCACGAGGGCAACACATACGAGATCCTGAGCGTGATTGACATTGATTTGAATCACAGGGAAATCGAGATCCAGACGAAGCGAGCGGTGTGATGTCGGCTGTCTCTGGAATACCGGAACTTGAGCAGGCATTCAAAGAGTTGCGGAAGGGTGTTGCAAATCGGATCGCTCGGCCGGGACTTATGAAGGCTGGAAGGCTGGCCGTTAAGAAGATTAAGGCAGAAATCCCGAGTCGATACAAGGGCGTTCGGAAAGCGATCAAGTCACGGTCAATCAAAACGAAATTCAATAGCGGCGTAGCTGGTGTCAAAGTTGGTGCAGGTGTCAGCCGCAAGCGAGGCGAGAAATCAGAGCGATCGGGTGAAAAAGGCGTTGGTATCGGTGCCAGGAATGTCCATTGGTGGTTCCTGGGCACGAAAGAACGGCGAACAAAATCAGGCAGGCGAACGGGCCGAATGCCAGTTATGACAAACGGAGTCACAGACATCCTAAACGGCGCACGGTCTGAAATGGTCGCTTTGATCCGAGCCGGAATTAAAGCAGGCATCGACAAAGAAGCTGCAAGGCTCGCAAAGAAACAATTATGAAATCGGGACTCGTTTCACTACTAAGCTCAGAAGCCACGATTACCGCAATCAGTGGAACGCGAGTTTATGTACAGCGAGCCCCACAGAACGCGGCGTTTCCTCACATCATCATCACTCAAATGGGCAGTGAAGAAAACGGGACGCTCGACGGGGGATCTGGCCAGTTGAGGTTTCTGGACTTCGATATCGACTGCAAAGCCAAATCATCCGTGACGGCAGAGTCACTCGCCAATGCAGTCAGAACATACATCGACG